AGTTGTTGTCCTTTGCCAACTCCGTGAGCACATCGACGGGAGTGTTGGGATTCCCTGCCGCATAACTGCGGACACACCAGTAGCTATCCTTTGCCAGCTCTGTGAGCACATCGGCGGGAGTGTTGGGATTCCCTGCCGCATTCCTGCGGACACACCAGTAGCTATCCTTTGCCAGCTCTGTGAGCACATCGGCGGAAGTACTGGGGTTTTCTGCCACAAAACAGCGGACATCACAGTTGTTGTCCTTTGCCAACTCCGTGAGCACATCGACGGGAGTGTTGGGATTCCCTGCCGCATTCCTGCGGACACACCAGTAGCTATTTAAGATCTCATTTTTGTACATTGTATTTCTTATTTAATTGTTTGACCTTATTTCTCATCAATCTTGCCAGCTCTTTATGCCGGTAGTCGTCGGACTTTTCCAACGCTTTTGCCAATCTCGATAGTAAGCTGGTGATAGATGTTAGTTCTTGGGGAGTCATGGTTAAAAGGGTAAATCATCTACTACCTGATTCCGGGAATTGTCTTCCTGCGGTTTTGGCTTGATAGGTTTTAAATCGCCGATAAGATAATTCGTACCGTCTTTCCGTTCTTCCGGCTTGGGGGCACAGCTTATCGTGTGAGTATGCCCCCATTCAGATGCCAACTTTCGCTCCCATACCGTTATGTTCAAGTACTTCTTTCCGTTCTTACCTTCCTTGATTACCTCTTTGGGTATGTCGGAGAGGCAAATGCTTCCGTAGTAATTCATATTCTTATTATTTTATGTGATAGTCTTTTATTCGCTGGAATATTTCTCCACGACTCTTAATTTGATCTATAACCGTGTCGTCTCTGGGAATAGTTACCCGTGTGATTTCATTGTCTTTGATTTCACGGTTCCAATTTTTTTCGTCGTTGTATTCGAAAACACATAGGAATGCGAGGGTGGCTTGGTCGAGACCTGAACAATAGAGTTGTTCTTGCACTTGGTTGTAATAATGTTTCTTGTATTTCCTGACATAGGCCAGTTTTTCGGAGTCGCTTTCCAACGGGACGATTTTATCGAAATATTCATCGAACGAGACCGTCTTCAACTCGATGAATGTCTTTAACTTACCTTCGTCTATCTCGGCAAAATCAAGAGAGGCTTTGAAAACGTCCATCTCAATACTCTGTACCTTGTATTGGCTGACATAGCAAAACGGAAGTGCCTTGCCGTACACGTCTTCGAGAATAGCACCGGTGCGCAACGCATCTATGGGACTTGCCAATGCGTTGTAGTGGGGCTTTTCTCCGCTTACGAAACGCTGTAACAGTTTGGCATAGGAGGACGAGTGTATGTCCGACAATAACGCCGTGATGTCGCCGCTTCCGATATACATCGTGTCTGTTATCATATCGTTCCTTTCTTTTTCGCACTGGTGTACAAGGTGTCTATTTCGGAGTCTGTAAGCTCGTCTATCGATTCCCTTCCGAACATTTTCAATGCGGCTTGGTAGTAGGTGCTGTTTTTATAAAGAAGATTGTATATTATAGCTCTCTTTTCGGAAAGTGGCGTTTCACTCTTTTCTTCCTTCGATTTCTCGGCATCGGGATCTTCGCCGGTGGCTATCTTGTAGGCGTTCAACAAGGCGTATTTCCTTGCATAGGTGGAAGCTTTGCCAAAGCCCTTATCGCCAGAATCAAGTCCCCTTCCGAATGTCTCTATGTCGATATATTCAGAAGGGTTGTCTATATTGTAGATTCGGGTCGTCATCTTGACTATATCGACATATTTTATCGTTTCTATACCTTTGTTTGCAACCCGTAGTATCTCACTTTTTACGAGTTCTTGTTTGAAAGGAACACTCACGATACCATGTTTGGATTCTGCTTCTTTAACAGCTAGTGTAACATCTTGGTCTCCTACCGCATTATAGGCGTTTTTCCCTTCTCCGACAACCAATTTCTTTTCTATATTTTTTATTTCGTTGGCTACGGATTGTATTTTTTGGAATATGTTCTTTGTTTCCATCTCGTTTCTTTCTTTTTATACACCGCATATCCTCCCGGACGGGCGGTGAATATGCTTGATTTATATGGAACTATAATTTATTTCTTATCGGTTTGTTGTTGCCCTGCAAGAGCCATCGACGACAGTGCGAACAGGGATATGCTTATCACCAGTTGCCAAAGGTTGGCGTTGATGAGCGAAGCGACTACCCCGAATATCGAGGAAAGCATAAGCAGTATGGCGAGCAGGGTAAATAACTTGTAGAATATCATGACTGTTATATTTGGAAATTACCGTTAAACTCAAATTCTTCATTCCCACATTCGTCGAATACGGTTACCGTGTATTCCGTATCGATGTAGCCACTACCAGAAGATGGCGTTAAATAGTCGCCGTTGTCCCATTCCTTGTGATTGTATGCGTCGTAATGAATGCTGACATCGACGTTTTTGTCGATCAAATCTACTTCATAGTTTATATCTCCGTCGAGATAGTGACCGTCCATGTTTTCTCCTATATGGTCGTCAAGAAAATTTTCTACCTCGTCCTGTATGTTTTTTAGTTTCTGAATATCGGCTTTTACCATAGCGATAGCCGTTTTGTAGATGTCCGTGGCATCGCACATGAGGTCTTCCCGGTATCGACGAATGCTCTGCCAGTCTTTCGGGTCGCAATCTTCAAGGTAGGATTTTGCTATTTCTTCCTCGTTCATCGATAGTATCTTGTTGGCGACCTCGTAGTTTTCTACCCCGCCTCCCAGATAAAATTCCTTACATTTCAATTTGTAAGGAGAGTTGTCGTATTGGTCGTTGAAATCTTCCCTTGCCTTGTCGTATCGTTTCTCGATTGTTGACCGTGGGATAATACAGGTTGTGTTCATGCTATTAAGGGGATTATTTTATACAGGCGAATTTGATTACATCGTAAGCATTACAATACCATCTTCCGTTTTGTCTATCTGACGGTTTCTTCTCTGCACGGATAGACCCATTCCCAACTAGTTCAAATAGTCGGTTTCGGCTTCCTACTATTTTTTCAGCTTCTCGTTGACTAAATGTTTTGTCGTTTAGTACAATCTTTAAAATGGCTTCATTTAACATAGTTAATCATTAAAAAGGTTGTTATTGTGTGCATACTGGATAAATTCCGATTTCTCGTGAATACAAAGTTTTCTGTAAACAGATTTGATATGATTTTTCACAGTATGAGGAGATAGGTATAAAGAATCAGCAATATCATCATTGCTCTTTCCATCATAGACAAGTTTCATAACTCTCATTTCAGCATCGGATAAGCTGCTATTAAATTGAGGATTACAAATAATGTCTTCATATTTACATTCTCCTCTTAAAGGACATTGAACATGTTCAAAGTTTACTTTACCATTGTTATTTATGTCTTCGACAGTGCTATCAAGATTACCAAAATTGCATTTAGCAAAACGTCTAGCCATTAGATATTGATAATAAGGGACGTTTTTAGAGCTTTTTATATAACATTCTGATAGGGCATTATAAGCATTTGGATATTGTTCTCTGACAATAGAAAGAATTTCATTTATAATCTCTGTATCGTTTTCAGAAATTCTTTTATTTTTTTTGTCAGATGAAATACACCAAAGTTCATTTTCAAATATGTAAAACTCTAAATCTTTCATTGTTATGAATTTAATCCCAAAGGTGTTCTGGCGAAATACCAGTAATTTCTGATAATATTTGTACATGCTCTGGATTATTAGGCTTTATGCCATATTTAATCCAGTTATTGGCTGTGGTAAGAGTTACATTACATCTTTCGGCGATGGTGTTAATGAAATCTTTTTTGGGGTATGTCGGATCAGGTAAACTTTTGTAATAGCCTTTCAGTGTCATTATTTTACTTTTAGGCTTTAATGTGTTTGTCTTATTGTCACTTTCCATTATATTTGTAATGTTTAATTGGTTTGGTATTGCAGATATAATAATATTATAGTAAAACTATACTACTATTATAGTTAATAATTATAAAATGATATACTATGATTATAGGAGAGCGGCTGAAGGGTTTTTTAAAATACCATAATATTTCTGCTAAATCATTTGCAGAAATGATAGGTGTAACAGAAGGAATGGTGTATAAATATTATAAAATGGATAATGTTGATAGCCAAACCATCGAAAAGTGGGCTAATATATTGCGTATTCCTATTATGACATTTTTAGATGATAATACATACGAAAGGGCTACTCATAAAGCGACATCAGAAGATTTGGCAATGGGAAATGATAAAGATTATATTCATTTTCAAAATAGAAGATTATTTGGCGATTTATCTGGAAAATCAAGAGAATTGATTGAAGACGAATTTGAAAAAATAAAACCTAAAATAAGTTACACTATTGGTGTACCTTATTATAATGTGGACTTTATCGGAGGTTTTGATTTAGTTATGAATGACCAAACTATAAATCCAGAATATCTTATTAATTTCAAGAAATACAACGAAGCTACATGTTGGTGCAATGTCACTGGACATTCAATGGAGCCCGAAATAACACATGGCGATATAATAGCTCTAAAGGAAATAGAGGATGCTTCTTTTCTACCTTATGGTGAGGTTTACGCTATTGTCACAACCAACAACATGAGAACTATAAAAAGGATAGGTCCTGCATCCAACCCAGATAGTTATTCTTTAATTCCAACAAACAGATCTCCTGAATACGGAATACAAGAACTACCGAAAAATATGATAAGACATGTATTCCATGTACTCGGATGTATGAAGCGATTATAAAAACAAATATGTAATCATCTATGGATTTCAAAGACTAAAATTTGAGTCATGAAAATTTCTAAAGAAGGAATCGCTATAACTAAACGTTTCTTTGAAGCTATTGATATGCTCAAAGCACAGAAACGCATTCGTGGGCTTAAAACATTCACGAGGAAGCACAATATAACTCGTACCAATATAGCAAATGTGAGAAAAAATCCAGACCGTAGTGTTTTGAAGCCCGAATGGATATATTATCTTGTTTATGATTATGGGGTTTCATTGGAATGGATAATATTCGGAGAGGGGTCTATGTTTGAATAAATATTCTAAAACTTGTCTTTTGATGGTGCGTAATCCTTTGCTTTTATCTGAAAATCAAATATTTATATATGTTTCTGAAATCAGCTTCCCAAGCTGAGGGTCGCGAGTTCGAGTCTCGTTTGCCGCTCGATGAAACCGGTCTCTTGAATGTTCAAGAGACCGGTTTTGTTATTTCTTCATTCTCACTTCATAGAGATCGTTGCGACGATCTTTGA